TCGAGGAGGCATTCGATGACATCACCGAACTTGACCTCAATCGGTCAACAGACGGCCAAAGCTCTCCGCAGCCTACTGTCATCTTTGCCGGTCGCAACATCTACAGAATGCACAAGGCTGCGGCCCGAGACAAGCAGCACATCGACTTGGATGCCACCGGAACTGGCAAGAAACTTGTCAATCTGGGGATTGTCGGCACAACGCACAACGGCATTCCGCTGTTGTTCGACGAGAAGCTAAACGCCAATCAGGCGTATTTTGTCAATGACGGTTACATGACGCTGCATGTGCTGCGTGGTGTCAACATGAAGATCAAGCAGCTTGTTGCACCGTGGTCGATGGATGCTACGGGTCGTCGCGTCGTGTGGGAAGGTCAACTCTGCACATGGCGCAACTACCGGACGCATGCCTTCCTCACTAACTAGCGTTTGAGTCAAACACAGGAGTAACGTCACATGATGACGGCAAACATGATCGGTGCGCGACTCTCGTTTGTGGTGCGGGAGTTGCAGGGTACGGTCAAGCGGGAGAAGGTGCGTCTCGTCTTGACCAAGAAAGGTAATGCCAAGTCGCGCGATCAGTACGAGTGGAAGCGCGAGATGGTCGAGGAGCCTGCCGGGTACATGGTGTACTTCCCACGCGGTCACGTCGCGCGGTTTCCGACCAGGCAGCTTCTGGAGCACTACAATCTGCACCTGAAGCCTCGGGTCATCAACCTGGACGGCCTGACGGACCCGAACAGCCCGCTCGGACGGGTGATGCTGGCGCAAGACAATGACGCTCGCGCCGGTGCCATGATCGATATGGAAACCATGGTCATCCAGATGGCTTGTGCAAAGACTGGTCCGCAGTTGATGCCTGAGCAGATCATAGACAGGGAGGCAGCATAATGGGCGCTCAGGACCGTAAGTTCTTCCAGCAAGGCGTCAATATGTATGTCAAGGCGATGTCGTATTCGTCTGACATGCTTGATCTTGAACCGCAGTCGTTCAGTCTCGGTACTCCGGCGGCTGCGAACCCTACCAAGTACGGAACGCTCATTGCAGCCAACTCTGCGGCGAATACGAGCGTGGCAATATCGCCTGTTGGTGTTGCCGACTCTCCGTACGGACGCAATATCGTCGTTACACCGTCGGGCGTTCCTGGCAATGCAAACGTTATGGATGTCTACGGCCAGGACTATCTCGGTCAGCCGATGGTTGAACGATTTACTGGCTCAGCGGCTGCGTCGGCTGGGCTTGTCGGCAAAAAGGCGTTCTATCGTGTTCTGTCAGCGAAGAACATCACTCCGGCGACGAACGCAATTACAGTCTCGATCGGTACTGACGTGAAACTTGGCTTCCCGTACAAGGGCATCATTGCCTTTGCTCGTGAAGCAGGTGCGACGATTCTGGCGGCTGCCATCACAGGCACGAACCAGGTGTTGGCGGACCTGACTGATCCGGCAACGAACGTCACCGGCGACCCTCGCGGCACGTACCAGGCTGCGGCTTCGCTGAACGGTGTTACCAAGATCGAAATCGAACTGTTCGGCGACGGGAGCGTGAATGCGGCAGGCAATGGCGGCTTGTTGGGCATTCAGCACTTCGGCGGTTGATGTTTGACTCAAACAGGGGTGGGTCATCGCGATCCACCCCTTCGGAGATGAACAATGCCTGCGACGATCCGAAATATCGTTGACGACGCTCAGGAACTTGTCGGTGAGGTTTCCGGCCCTGGCGTGCAGATGTACTCGGATGATCGAATGTTCGCGGATGCCATCCGGGCGTTCAATATGCTCTACAAGAAGTATAACTGGCGTCATTACTGCAATTGGGTCCAGTTGACGCTTGATGGTGTGAAGGGCATACCTACAACCAACGAGCTAGAGTCTGTACTAGACTTCGAGGACATCATTGCGGTACGTCGGGATGGTGCCCATGCGAATCTAAGCATCGCACCACGGTCTATAAGTCCGTTTCAGGGGGACATGCTGTCAGGATCAGGTCCGGTGTATTGGAACAGTCTCAATGTGCTTGACCCAGACTATGCCCTGAAGCGTATCTACATACTGCCAAGGACTTCTACTGGCAAGATCAACGTGTTCGCCAAGTTCTATCCGATCCTACGTGATGCTTGGGACTGGCAGGACACAATGTATCTGGATCGTGACATGTTGGTCTATGGTACGGCTTGGGCTACGCTAGCTACAGACGATCTGAATGCTGCGGCTGCCGATATGACGAAGAACATGATGGAGATGCGGTACAAGGACATTCAACAGCAACTGTCGTCGTTCGAGATTACGTTCGGCTCCGGTGGTCGTTCCGGCATACCGAATGAATGGGTAATCGGCAACGTTGGGTGAGTCAAACACCCATTTTCATGAGTGCATGCACCATGTCCGCACTGTTCCCAAAGACGTTTCAGCACAAGACGCCAGCGTCGAAGCTCCTGGACCTATCGCTCAGGAACTTTGGCGGAGGGCTGAATGCTGTCGATGACGACTTCAGTATGGAGCCTAAGTATGCCGTAACGTTGAAGAACTACCGGCGCACTCCGTCTGGTGGTCAGCAAGTACGTTTTGGTAGTAACTGGTTCACTGATTTGACCGGCATCGTGACCGGCACAATCATGGACATGACGTATTTCAATGGTCGTCTGATCGTTGTGACGACGACTGGCCAGATAGCTTCGGTGCAGCCTAATGGTGTCGCCAATGCGATCTGGAGTTCGACGATAGCGGCTACATTGCCTGGGGCTCCAGGTGGCTGGGGTGGTGCCTTTGTCGCGGTTAGCTTCGTGCCATTCAAGGACCAGCTTATCATCCATAATGGAGTTGATAAGCCAATCAGCATCGACAAAGTGTTTCACGTCACGTACTTGCAGGACTTGGCCACTGGCAGTAACGTGAACACGCCAATAGGCAAATACGGATGCGTTGCGCAGAATTACCATTGCGTTGCTGGGATTGTGAACCAGCCAACGACCATCTACATATCGGCAGTGGGCACTTCTGGTGTGTTTCCTGGCGATCCGGTGCCGAACGACTCGATTTCTATTGACGTGGGAGCGTACTCGCCGCAAGGTGCCGCTGCCATTCGCGGTCTTGCTGGTTTTCGTAGCTATCTGCTCATATTCTTTCAGGGTCAAACGCTGCTTGTTCTACTTGGGAACTACGATTCGGGAGGTACTCACAAGCCACAGTTTCCTGATACGCTACCGAAATTCGGTCTTTTGGGTCATCGCTGTGTGACTCAAGTTGAACACGATATGATCTTTACTGGCCTCGATGGGTTCAGTGATGCGAAACGTAATCTGTTCAGTGGCAACGTTACCAGCGATCATGTCAGTGACCGTATTGAGCCATTTTACCGAAACGTAACAGGTAATCTGACGGATGCGCAGCAGCAGAACAACTGCTTCCTGATCCACGATCCGCTGTGGCATGATACGATTTTGTTCAATCCGTCTGGACGTGCTTTTGTGCATACCGGGAGCGAGAACCTACACTACAGTTCGTGGTCCGAGTACGACTTTCCGACGCTATGGACGTGTGCATGCACTACGTTCCTTGGACGTGTGTTTTACGGTGCTGGTATGCGAATATTCCAGCATGGCAATCCTGTGTTCCTGGGAGAGAACTGGAACGCGGATCGCATGAATGACAGAGATGCTAATTGGGCACCCAGCACAGCGTATGCAGTCAATAAGATCATTCGAGATACTGTCAATAACATATCGTACACATGCATGCAGGCACATACAAGTGGCACAACTACGATGGCTGCTGACGTTGCTGCATTCCCTGCTTATTGGGCGGTATACAATGGCATTCCGATTTCGTTCGAGATGGAGTTGCCGTGGCTCTCGGGCAAAGACCCGATGAAGTCTAAACACTTGCGGTTCATTAGTATCGGAACAGTGGGTTCGGCCGAGTACACAGTAGAGGCGTATGTGGATGGGTTGTATAAGGACGATACCGGCATTGTGCGGTTTGGTCCTGCGCTGTCGATGAAATTCATTGGAGGCGGAACGCTTGGCGCAGGTTACAATGATGGGCCGATGGGCGGAGGCAGGCGTGGAGATGATCCTAGACTGTGGGGCTCTCCAGTCAAGTTCAAGTTGCTGAAACTGAGAGTCGTCGGAACAACCACGAAGCCTCTCCAAGTCCTCAGCGCATCGTTCCTGTACTCTCGTGGTAGGTATAAACGTTAGCTCCCCGATCGTGGTCGAGGAGAACGTTTGACTCAAACAGCCATTCGTGAGGTAGGTCCATGACACTTACATACACCAAGAACTATCGGTTCCCAAAGACCGACTTCATGTCTGAGCCTTGGATTCAGGGCATCTGGGACTCGTTCGATGCTATCGATTCCTTGATGTACGGTCAGGCGGCGAGCAATGGCACGTCGATATGGCAGAACTCGTACCAGTACAATCTGGGCCTTCAGGTAATTGATTCAGTCGATAGCTCGACATGGGTGTGCGTAACTTCGCATACGAGTGCTGCATCGCCGACGACGTTTGCGCAGGATCGAGCGGCTCATCCGACATACTGGAATGCAATCATGCTCTCGTTCAAAGTGCGAGGGCAGTGGCTGAACAATACTGCGTACAACCCTGGTGATATGGTGTACGACACAACGGCAGGTCGGAACATTCAGGCAGTATGTGCGACCAAGCATGTCAGCAATGCTGCTGGTACGATCAATGACGATGCTGCCTATTGGGGATTCACATACAACAGCTTATCGCCTCAGACGGCCTCTGGCATTGGCTACAGCAATGCAGTAAGCCATCTGGTGGCTACCAATGTGCAAACTGCTATTGACGAAGTTGTTGTTGGTTCTAATGCATCTCCTGCAATGGACGGTATTGCTACGGCGGGCGTGTTGCAAAAGCTCTCGCGTGGCGACCATGTACATCCAACTGATACATCGCGAGCGCCACTGAATAGTCCTGCGTTTACTGGTGTACCGACAGCACCTACAGTAGCGTCGATGATAGATGCTACGACAAAGCTAGCCACGACTGCATTTGTGCAAAATGCTATAGTAAACGTGACCGGCGGCGGGAGTATACCTCCACCTAGCGGCGCTATGCCGTTGATGGATGCGACGCCAGGCGTTGTAGGAGTGTCGCCATCCTATACGCGTGAGGATCATGTCCATCCGACCGATACGTCAAGGTATGCTGCAAGTAATCCACTTGGTTATCAGACAGCGGCGCAAGTAACTGCGGCGATGCCTGTGGTTGCAACTGTTGCGCCAGTAATGGACGGTG